GTGATAATGTTTCCTTTTCATAGGTTTTGGAATTATCATTCTGCTTACCAACTTTTACGATTGACGTATTCTTTTTAGGATCGACAGTCTTCTTACCACTGTTTGACATAGACCCTACTTTTGATTTTCTTTTAGCAAGATCACCACCAACTTCAGTTGCTTTTACATCTATAGTCTGATCTTTTGCTTCAGGTTCTGGTTTTGTTATCCCTGCCCTTGCATCTTTCACAGGAGTCAATGCACTACTACCTGTTTTTTTGATATCAGAACCCTTAGTTGTTGCTAAAGCACCACCCTTCTTAGGTTTTTTTAATCCTTTTTTTGCTTTGATAAGATCTTTATTTTTTGTATATGCAGCAGACATCCTCGCAGCGAGTCCAGATGCTTCTTGCATCTTTTTCTTTTTCTGTATTCTTTTTATTGCATTATTGAGGGACTCTTCTATCATGATTTTTCTGAATCATTATTATTTAGAATACCTTTCTTCAACATTTTTTGTAAATCTGATGTGCTCCCAACAAATAGTGCATTGTTGGTTACCTTCTTAGGTCCTTGATCTTCTTCTAATGCCTTCATTTTTCTTTGAAGATCTACTAATTTATCTGTGGTATCTGCAACGTGTTTTATAAGTTGACCTGCAACTTCATATGCTCTAGGATGCTGTGAGTCTGAACATACATCAAGTATACCATCTACCGCTTCTTGTCCTTTTTCAACTAAACTGTATAATTGTGCACGACTATATTCATAATCTTTTTGAGGATCATCTTCTTGAGATTTTTTAGCAATCTTTTTAGGTCTGATACGTTGATCAATCTCTGCCTTTACTTCGAGTGCCTTGTCGATAGCATCGTAATTTTCCATTAGACATCTACATCCCGTCCTAATGTTGGACTATATGTTTTACCGTCAGGTCCAAAGAATGATTTTGTTTCACTGAATCCAAAATCATCACCAACTGGTATGAGTTCATTATCAACAGCATCTACTTGATTCACGATAGCACCGTCAAAGTGTTCAGTGATGGTTGATCCGTATTGCCCTCTCTTGACAATAACGTTGATACCATCAATCTCATTTATATACATGACTTCACTATCTATCTGAATGTAAGTCTTGACAGAGAGAGAAGCAGCAGAACTTACTTTAACAAGTGTCTTTGTCTTATTGATATCTGCTGTAATTGTTGTAGCAGTGTCATCATTATAATCTTTTGTTGCTGTAGGTGTAACTGTATATCTTTGTGCTCGTGGTGCTCTTATATTTGTAGCGTAATCTATTTGTACTTTCTTAATTACACCAGACTCATCAGTTGGAACCTCTTGATAGAAATATGTTTTGCAAATAAAATCAAGATCATATTGTATAAATCTTCGTGTTGAAAAATCACCCTCGTACTCATCTACAAAAGATACGTTTCTTAGAGTGAATGGTATATCTCTTTTCTCATCTGCACCTTCAAGCATATTTACTGTTACTTGATATGAGGGTTGAAAGAATGGTAATATCTGTTCTATGATTTGTAATGCATCATCCTGTAATTTTGTAGCAAAACTAAGTCTGAATCCTATGTCGTATGGCACAGGGAGAAACATTTTCTTTACTTTCTTTTTATCATCAGGAGTTTGAAAAAAGAATTTTTGTATTGGTGATGCTTTTCTAGCTGGATCGTATGTATATGATTGTAATTCAAAAGATAATCTTGGTAGTGTGATAGCAACATTATCATCAAAATTTGATTGTTGTTCTACTCGTGCTAAAAATCTTTGCATAGGACCGTATGCAATCGGCACCTTCACAGTGCTTATCGATTTACCATCTGAAGCAAATTTTTTTATATTGATATTATTAAACAATGTGCCGAAAGCAATAACAGACTTTCTTATTGTTTCATTGTAGAAAAAATTACCTATCATTATACTTCACCAAATGGATTCCTTTCTGTAAAGTCTAGAATACTTGAATCCGAGAAGGTTTGTATCTCGTCACCTGTATTCACAACGTCGTCATCATCATAGTTGATGTTATTTAGAACATACTGTGCACCACTTGTTCCTGTAATAACTTCACCCACAGAGAATTTCTTAGATAGATTACGAGCAAGAAGTGTGCCTGTTGTGACATTCCAATTAGTAACAAAAGCAGTAGAGAGAGAAGAGGAACCAGTAATAACTTCACCATATTGATATGTACCCACACCAACTGTAGATCCAGATCCAACAGTGATAGTCGGTGCAACTGTATATCCAAAACCTGTATTTGTCATCTCAATTCTATCCACCTGTCTCGTGGTTGTATTGATAAACGCTGTACCGATTGCTGATGTACCAAACTCAGGTGCAGCAGTGATTGAAACGGTTGGATTATCAACGTAGTTTGAACCTGCTGATGTCAAAGTAACAACTCCCACACCACCAAACGTTGCGATACCAGCTATTGCTATCGTACCAAAACCTTTTCCATCTTCAGGTATAAACTGAACTGTGGGTGGTGTGGTGTAACCTGCACCTGCATTGTTTATTATAATACGATTTACAGTCACTGTTCTGAAAGAAGATGTTCCTCCAGTGTGAACAAATGCGGTTGCTGTTGCTTGCTGACCACCACTAGGAGGTGGTGATATTTGCACTCTTGGTGCGTTTGTATATCCACCACCACCTTGCACAATATCAATTTTATGCACACCACCATTGACGATAGTTGCAGTAGCAGTTGCCTGTGTTCCAGCTGGAACTAACGTCATTGTTACGTTATAACCTGCAGTTTCAAAGTCGTCATCTATGACATTCAATCCAGTGTTTATCTCCTCCTCACCGTACTCGAATGGTTCAAGAGTTAATTTATATGTGTAATTTTTTTGAAGTTGATAAAATTCATGAACATCATCTACATACTTTATCTCAAATAATATATCTCTCAACGGAAAATATATCAGATCTCCTTCCAATGGTCTTGTAGGATCTTTAGATAAACCTGTAACACCAGATAAAAGAGGTGTAATATATTCTCTATATCTTTCTTGTGATATAAGAACATCCATACTAGCTGTTGATCTTACACCAAATTTTGTAAGTAAATTATATCCTGAATCAAATCCTTCGTATGATTGTATGTAACCTTCTAATGGGAATGATTTGTCAAATTTAGATGTTGTGACCTCTCTCAATACAGTTTTTGTATTCACAAAAATACGAGGCATGTAGATAAATTCTATGCCATGTATTTGAATAGTTTCGTTAGCAAGATCCTGTAGGAGTCTCTGCTCGCCTTGACTACCTTGTAAGAAAAACGGATTTAGTGCCACTACCCTATACCATAAGTGTCGAGGTATTTCTTATACCTAATATGTTTCAATTGTCTTCTTAATGGGTTTACATCACCATCAATAGTTTTTAGGTCTTGAAAAAGATCTGTTGGACTTACAGGTTTACCAACTGCTCTTACACCTTCAATGAATTGTTTGTATGTTTTCATTATCCTATAAGATCTAGTGGTGGTAATTCAAATTCATTATTCATCTTACTCTCTAGTTCATTTATCTCACTCACACCATCTTCATATATTTGTCTACCATTGAGTTCTACACCGCCTGGTAATTTTACACCTTGATACTTGATGAGGTTTTGACCCCACTGCTTTTTGAGTTTTGCAGTAAAGTATTTCTTGATAAATCTATCACCAAATATTTTTGGGAAATCATTTGGGTCTAGAATTCTATAACATCTAATGACAAGGTAATCACCAACCTGCATTGATGCTGCATCTACATCAAGATACAATCTACTTTGTCTTCTGTTAAATCTAATCTGTTTATCGGGATGTAAGATAAAATCAATGTCCTCAAGATATCTTTTGATCTGTGTATACTGTAATAACTCCATAGAACTGAAGTAGTATATCTCATTCAAGAATAGTTGATAGTTGATGTTGAACATGTTTGTGCTTATCACACGATTGTCCAACTTGAATACTCTTTCTATTCCAATGACAGTATCAGGAACTTGAATGTAGTTTTGATTTTCTTCAAATGTATGTGTGGTTGCACCAATACCTGTTATGGTAGTTGACGCTGTGGTGGTTGTAATACCTGTAGCAACATCATCTCTTCTTGCCTTTATTCGGTCAACAAGATCTTCTGTCACCTTGTACTTGAGGTACATCAGTTCAACACCATCCATGTGACGGTCTTGATATAATGTAAAGGTATCATCTAGTGCATCTTCAATCTGTTCATCAGCAACGTTGATCTCCAACACAGGATGACCTAATTGCCTTTTCCCGTATTCAATTAGTTCTGATCTAGTGGTGGGTGCTGCCATATGAATACACTATTTCTGTTATTTATGCGGTACGTCTGATACATACATCAACTTCATCACCTACAGTAAGACCTGTAGCATCAGTGAATGTTACAGATGGGGTTCCAATTGAAAAATCAATGCCTTTGAATAATTGAACACCATTGACATACACTTGCATATTGTCTTCACTTATATCTGTTGAGGTGGGTGTAAAGTTTGTTTGTTGATCTGTAGCAACAAAAGCGTCTTCTGCATTATCACAAACTATCTCAACATGTGCTCCCTCTGCACATGGAACGACCAGATTTACAGGTGCAGCAACACCATAATCAGTTCCATTTCTTTGTTTTACGCCATTGACAAATACTCTAAAATTTTTCTGTGCTGATAAACTACCTGCAAGTGGGAATAATACCTGACCCTGTGTTGCTGTAAAATATTCCTCATCTATCGTGTGTCCAAAGTAAACAATTGATACAACTTCATCACCTGCAGTCAGTCCTTCTTCAAATGTGATTGTAGAGTTACTAGATGTTGTAAAATCTTTTGTAGATGTAGCACCTTGTGGT